TATTAACAGTCTTGCCAACTATGTGCACATGATTTCCGCATATAATATTAAGATTGCCTTCTGATGTTGTCAAATTGAGTCCATTTAAAGAAGATATAGTAGATACTCCAAATGCATTTATATCTAGATTACCTTCTGTGGACATCACTATTCCGTTTGCACCAACTACAAGATTAAAACTATTGTTAGCTAATATTGAATAATTGCCCCAAGGTACTGGATGTGATAGAGTTTCTACGTAAGGTGCGTCGTGTAATTTTACGTCTGTGCGATCATTATTTATTTGAATTTTTTCTATAACTGGTAATCCACTTGTTTTTCTAATTGGGGGACATGCTTGTGATGATACAAATTTACCACCTACTGTAATATGTAAATCATTTGTATATGATATTATTTCAGTGCCGCCGGGAGCCATTTCGGTTTCAATAGGAGTTAATTTAGACGCAACATCAGTAATAACAGATGCATGATCTTGCCTTTCTGGTACGGCAGCTATTTTACCTAAGTTTTTTAAATTTGCGGGTATTAATTTTGCACCCATTCCTTTAATAATAGAACCAATACTAAATGAAGATATTTTCTTCGTAATAGATTCTAATTTTTGTTTAGCTGCGGCTATAGCTTGTATTTGATTCTTATCAGGAGGGCAAGACATAATTTATTTTTTCTTATTGTTGCAAAGCGAAATACCCAATAATTTAATCGGATCGCCCAATAAAGCAATTATGAATGAAAATGGATTTCTTATAATTTGTAAAACTTGATCAGATAATTCCTGAACATTCTTAATTACCAATAATCCCATATTGACAGCGCCTTTTAAACTAAATAACATCATATTCAATTGCTTTAAGAAAAGTGTAAATGGTAAACCAAAAGGTAATTTAAAATTCAAAAATTTTGGTAAGCAGAAGAAATCATTTGGTGCTTTCTTTTCAGCAGTCTTTACAATACCTTCTCTTATCTTAGTAAAATCGGGTGCCTTTGCAAATTGTGCTGCATTTTTAAAAGCTGTTTCAGCTATTTCAAGCCATTTTTCTTGTTCTTTAATAACATTCAAATCTCCTACTACATGATGTTTTGTTCCTTTGGATACAACTTGTGCATCTCCTGAAACTTCCACTTTATAATTTCCATCTACCTTTATAAAATAATCACCAGCAATATGTGTTGATTTATTTTTACCAGTTGCGGTATTTTCAAATATACCGTGATTAGTTAGTTGATAAGTATTGCCGTGAAAATCAGTTATTTTCACAGCTTCGAAATTTTGTGTATTGATTATCTCTAATGTACCGCCTCTCTCAGTCAAAGTATATTTTCCTGCCAATAATTGTGGTGATTTAGTATTACTTTCAGTTGGCAATGAACTGGGTTGATGTATGCTAGTAGCATCTGGCGTAATGTCTAATGCAGAATTCCACTCATCATCATTAAATGAATAAGCAAAATAGATTGGTCTTTTTACATTACCATTTTCAAAGAAAACCCAAACATGTGATCCTACTTTTGGTATGGAAAATGATCCTCTAGCTAAATTATGCGTATGACTAGGTATGCCCAATTTACTTCTGGTATTGACAGAGCCTTCAGATTTAGCATCAGGAAAGACACCTTTTGCTATTCGTCGTGCTTCTTTTTTTGCTGGTGATTCACCTCCCGAGTCTGAAACATTAAAATTGCCTGTCGAAGCATTATAAGTGCCCATCCCACCACTGCCCATTAATGGCGAGGCTTGATCGGCCCATGGTACAATTCTAGCAATTTCTTCCATGATATTAGGCGGAAATATAGAAGAAACTGTATCAGACGCTATAGCGTCACGTGCGCCTGCAGCAGCTGCTTCTGTTTTTAAATATTGTGCAGCAACATCTGATGGTTGTATTTTTTTTCCTACTTTGTTTATAGAATATGACCCATTTAATATTAAGGCTGGGTATGATGGTAAAAATATTTTAACACGACCTCTCTTGGCGGGATCGTCATTTTTAATAACAATTCCTCTAGTAAATCCATATATTTTTTCGTTTAATATAGACATATTATAACATTGCGTTCAATTGTTTAGTTAATCTCTCTACTTGTCTAATTTGACGTCCTGCGCTTTGTTCTAAAATACCACCAGCTGTATACACAGAAGCTGAAATTTCTTTTTGAACCTTATCAAATTCTGTATCTATTTTTAATAAGACTTTTTTTGTTACTTTTTGTGCTATAACAGCAGATATACAATTTAAAAAATTACCAGCTTGCACCGCACAATTTTGCGTTTGAAAAATAAAATTTACTAAATCACCTTTTTTATTTTTGATTTTTTTGTATATCGATTCTAAGTCACCTAAAATATTTTCTAGACTTTTTAAGTAAGAAGAAATTAATTTCAAAGGTGTAGATATCACTCGAGTTAAATCACCTACTCTTTTGCTTAGTTGGCCAGCAACGGCATTAGCAATCAAATTACCGGCTGATGCAGCTATGAATCCAGCAGCCTTGAAAAGATTGGCGGGATTAGCTAATAAACTAGCTGCAGTCATGCCTAGACACATTAATCCCTGAGATAGTTTTACTATCCTATCCAATTCATTTAATTTACCGAAAAAATTTCCTGCTAGACGTGAAATCTCCACAAAAATATTTACTTGATTAATCTAAAGTATCTCAATATAATCATTATATGAATATTAAAGTATCGCATGAATCACCTTTATGTTTATTAAAAGATTCAGTTAATTATAATGATTATGATTATGCATTAGTTCATCTATTTGAACAAAATGAACATTATTTTAATTTCTTTAGATCATCTGTGTTAGCTAACCGTGAAGTACTATTGGATAATAGTATTTTTGAATTAGGCCAGGCATTTGAAAGTGTTGAATATTATAAATGGATTAAATTACTCGAGCCTACATATTATATTGTCCCAGATGTTTGGGAAGATGCTGATGCTACTATTATTTCTTTTGATAAGTTTATAACCAAATATGATGATATTAAATCATTAAAGATTGGTGCTACACAAGGTAAAACGTATCAAGATTTTGTGCGATGCTATAAATTCATGTCAGATCATGCTGATTATATTGCTGTTTCTTTTGCATATAGCTATTTCGAATGGACAGGACTTGGTAATAATAAGTATGAACGAATGGTTAACGGGAGACAAAGGTTAATTCAAAATTTAATTGATGATGGCATTTGGAATTGGAATAAACCGCATCACTTATTGGGTTGTGCATTACCTCAAGAATTTCGTTATTACTACGATAAAAATATCTATAATATTAGAAGTGTCGATACTAGTAATCCAGTAATGGCGGGATTCAACTATATGAAATATAATGGTGATTTAGGACTCAAAGATAAACCAAAAGGATTATTGGCTGATAATATTGCAACATCATTGGATGATGATCAATTAGATCTTATCAAATATAATATTGAATCTTTCAAACAAATCGTTGGCAGAAAGTAATTTTCATTATATTATAAAAATATGTATATTTGTATTTCAGGTGCACATAGTCAAGGTAAGACTACTTTATGCAATGCATTAAAAAATAATGCCATGATGAAAGATTATGAATTCATTTCATCGCCGATTAGAGATTTGCAAAAGCAAGGTTTTCCTATTAATCAGGATGGTGATGAAGTAACACAGCTGTTTGTTATTTCGAAATATTATGAATATAGCAAGAAGAAAGGATTAGTTGTTGCTGATCGCTGTGTACTAGATGGCTTAGCGTATACTCAAGCGGTGCTTGAGAATTTTGATGATTATGAATTTAAACATGCATTAGGAATCATTGCATCAAAATGTTATAAGAATTATGATATTATCTTTTATATTGAACCGGAATTGGAATTAAAAGAAGATGGTATTAGACCAACTGATAGAGAATTTTTTGATAAAGTAGTTTATTACTATGATCGTTGGTTAGAAAATATCTCTACATATAAAAATCCACCCAAGATTATTAGGCTATCAGGTTCTGTAGAAGAAAGAGTAAGTATCTTTGTACATGAAGTTAAAAAATTCATTCAAACAAATTACTTAGTAGAATAATTAGGATCTGTTGATAATTCCGTATATAATTTTTTAAAAGCATTAATTAATTGATTCCACCGCAACCTTCCCGCATTAGAGGTTGCGGTTTTTTCTTCTCCTAAAGAAGCATAATAAAATAATCTTAGCAAATATAAGGATGTTGTTGGTATAATTGAATTAGGATAAGGCATTTTATTTTCTTCAGTAAAATTTATACTGAATTCTTTCAAAACATCTTTTCTGGATAACTCAGTTAATTTTTTTAAATTATCTAATTGTATTTGTCTTGTTTTTTGCCAAAGCTGATTGTTTGGGGATTTTTTATATAACAAAATAAAATTGTTTTTGAAAGAACGAATAATGCCACCTAGCTGGGCTTCGAATTCAACACCAGCACGAATATAATTATGCATGTCATCTAGTCGTACTTTATCGCCTTTACCAGTAATAACACGACTTTGTCTATAACGGCGCGGAGATATTTTAACTGGCTGTGTAGCGTGAATTAATTCATGATATATAGTCCCATGAATTTCAGATATTGTATTATCTAGAATACTTGCACATATAATAATACTATTGGGTTCTTGATAATATGCATCTCCTCCTTTCAATTGTGATGAAAAAAATACATCAACCATAATTTCTGATTGTGTTTCTTCATCAAATAGTTTTGCTTTTCCAAAATACAATCCAGGAAATAATATATTCTCTGGTGCCGATCCCTCTATATTATCTACATAAGATACTTTAAAATTTTTATTTTCTAATTCACTTTGTAAAAAATATAAATTATTATCCCTATTTTGGGGGTGTTTTGAATTAAAAGCTGAAACTAAAAATTTCGCAAAAGACATATCATTCTTATGATTGCGCATGACCAATTCTTTTATTACAGAAATTGCATTTGTAATTAAATCTACAGCTTTCTCATTTTGAGCTCTCATTTTATAATATAACTGCTCATTAATTAACTGCCTACAAGAAATCATATTTTTATTTATTGAAAATAAACATTGTAATCTTAAATTATTATATGTTCAAATTCACACTTTGTGGTAGAAACGGTTCATGCTGCCCAGTCATTTCTGAAGAGGAAAATGCATTTACTATTTCAGATGATTACGGCGGAAAAATTAAATTGACAAAAGAAGAATTTCTTATGCTTAGTGAAGCAGTCGAAAAATATCAATCAGCTGAAAATGATTCATGTGGTTTGAGTTAATTAGTGCATTGGGATTGACCTATATCTTAAAGTATGGGTCAATCCTTAATAAATTTAGATCCTTCTTGTCAAAGGATAATTTTTTTAATGAACTATTTAAATGTTCATTGTGTTTAGGATTTTGGTCAGGTTCTTTTTTATCGCCGCTAATTTTTTTAAAATACGGTGTAGTATATGCGATATTATTTCCGACTGCAGCCGCTGCATTTTCATGGACGATAGATACTATCCATGATATTATAACAAAAGATTAATCTTCGTTTTTATCTAAATCTAGAAGAAAATTTAATAAACGCTTGAGAGAGTTTTCAGCGTATCCCATTTTCTGTTCTTTAGCTTCATCTAATTCCTCGCTTACTTTTTTGATTAATTCATCTTTTAATTGTTCTGCTGAATATCTTTTTATAGGTGCTTCTAAGATATCCTCGGCAGAACCCAATCCCGTATTACTTCCGACAACAGCACCATGTCCTGGACCCATCATTGATGAAGTTGTTTCATAAGAATTATCATGATCAGATGTAACGTCAGCATGCTGATAGCTAGATTGTGTACCTACATTATAACCTTCATAAATGCGCTTAATTGCATAGAAATCATCTGCCATGTAGATATTTAACGAAAAGGTTATTATAATAAATTATGGAAAAAACAATTATTAATTGGCAAGACTTCCAGAGTGATATTGATGCATGTATTTCGCAAATTAAAAATAAAACGTTTGATCTTGTTATTGGATTGATGAGAGGCGGTTCTATTCCCGCTACCATTATTTCTAATCGTTTGAATATTCCAATGAGAATGATGGGGTTGAAATCTTATACATCAGACAATAAACAATCTGAAATATTATTATATCAAACATGTTATGATAGTATTATTAATATGTTAGCCGAAAGAAAAAATGTATTAATTGTAGATGATCTTTCAGATTCAGGCGATACCTTTAGATTTGCAGTAGATAATTATAAATATTATTTTGAGAATGTATATACATTAGCACCATACATGAAAGAAGGTACTTCATTAGAACCAGATTTTTATAGTAGGCGCTTTGAAAAAAATACATGGCTAGTCTTTCCTTGGGAATAATATGAATTTAGATCAATTAATTTTAATGATGCTTGAAGATTTTAATCCGCCTTATGCGCCTCAAAATCAATATCCATTCTCTATGAACTTTGCTGGTTATGTTCCGATGGGTAATAATCCCACGGAGAATAAACCTGTTTTACTTAAAAAGAAGAGAAAAAGAAAGAAACGCTCTTAATATAGGTTATGGCAAAAAAAGTAACTTGTGTAATTACGGGTAAGAGCTTTAATTTTAATAATGAATATTACCAAAAGAAGGTAACGGAATTTGGAACAGAAGAAGAACTTCAAAAGAAGTATGTCTGTAAGCAAGCATCGGGATTATTGAATCGTGGTTATTCAATTGATGAAATTCGTGATCTACTAAAAGTAGATAAAAAGGTTCCAGTAATAGATAAAGAAATTCTTGATGACATCAAGAATTTAAATGAAAATGATGACTTGGCTAGATTTGAAAGTATTAGTATTAAGAAATCAGATCCTGAAGTAGCTCTCTTTATTGAAAACATAAAGAAACTCTGAGCTATTTATCTATTTTAATCATTGTTTTTTAAACACGGTAAGTCATAATCATACTTCCTAAATACATGTCCTATGAAAGTTGTGAAGCGAAATAAAGAGAAAGAAGAGTTCGATATTGAGAAGATTAATAAGGTTATTTCGTGGGCTATAGAAGGGATCGCTGGTGTATCTCTTTCAGATATCGAAATCAATGCAAAGATTAATATCGTTGATGGTATTTCTACAAAAGAAATTCATAAAGTATTAATTGAATCAGCTGCTAATCTCTTTACAGAAGAATCTCCTAATTATCAATGGGTAGCATCCAGACTTCTTAATTATCAATTAAGAAAAGATGTCTGGGGTGGCAAGAACCCACCAAAGCTCATTGATCTCATTAAGAAAAATATTGAACGTTCAGTATATGATGCAGAATTATTAAACATGTATTCTGCTGATGAAATTGATAAGCTTGATGAAAAAATTAATCACGATCGTGATTATAATTTCACATATGCTGGCATTAAGCAATTAGTTGATAAGTATCTTATTCAAAATAGAAAAACTAAAGAGATTTATGAAACACCACAATTTGTCTATATGCTTATTGCCATGGTTGCTTTTCATAAGTATCCACAAGATGTACGTTTAAATTATGTAAAGAAAGCATATGATGCATTTTCTAAATTCAAAATCAATCTACCTACACCGCAAATGGCTGGTATTCGCGGTCCATTAAAACAATACGCATCTTGTTGTTTGATTGATGTCGGTGATTCAAAAGAAAGTATCTTCTCTTCTGTTATGGCTTCTGGTTATGCAACAGCACAACGTTATGGTATTGGATTAAATTTTGGTCGTATTCGTGGATTGGGGACAGAGATTAAAGGGGGTGCAGTAATTCATACAGGTGCTATTCCTTTCTTAAAGGTATTTGAATCTACAGTCAAATCTCTTCAACAAAATGGATTGAGAGGTGGTGGCGGTACGGTCAATACACCTTTCTGGCATTGGGATATTGAAGATGTTATTGTTTTGAAAAACAATGGCGGAACAGAAGATTCTCGTGTGCGTAATCTTGATTATGTCATTCAATTCTCAAAACTCTTTTATGAGAGATTCATGAAGAATGAAGGCATCACTTTGTTCTCTCCGCACGAGGTTCCTGAATTAGTAGATTCGTGGGGACTACCTGAATTTGATGAGCTTTATAAAGCCGCTGAGAACAACGCAAAAATACGGTATAAACGCAAGATAAGTGCAAAGCAACTAATGTCATTGTTTGTTAAAGAACGAACAGAAACTGGTCGCATCTATGTGATGAATATTGATCATTGCAATGAACATGGGGCATTCTTGGATCGTGTTACCATGACTAATCTATGTACTGAAATTACATTCCCAACAACTCCAATTAACCATATTGATGATCCAAATGGTGAAATCGGTATTTGCATACTTTCTGCGCTTAATTTGCTAGAGATTAAGGATGATCAAGATTTGATTAATACATGTGACATTATTGTGCGTATGCTAGATGAATTGATTTCATATCAAGACTGGTTTACGCCTGCTGCTAAGAACTTTATTGAAGGTAGGAGAGCATTGGGTGTTGGTGTTACCAATCTAGCTGCATTGCTTGCTAAAAATAATATTAAGTACACAGACATTGACGCTGCTAATTTTGTTGATGAATGGTTTGAAAAGGTTCAATATCATTTATTATCCGCTTCTTCTACCTTAGCTGAAGAGAAAGGTAAATGTGAGAAATTTCATTTAACGAAATATAGTAAAGGTGTATTGCCTATCGATACCTATAAAAAGAAGATCGATCAAGTAGTAACCAGAAAACCATCCTTAGATTGGGAAAGTTTGAGGCAAAGAATTCTTAAACACGGATTACGTAATAGTACCTTAACTGCACAAATGCCTGTTGAAAGTTCATCAGTTATTCAAAATTCAACTAATGGTATTGAGCCGGTAAGATCTTTAATGACTTATAAAACATCAAAGGCTTCAACCATCCCTGTTTTAGTTCCTAATTATGCTACCACTAAAAACAAATATACATTAGCATTTGACATGGAAAATAATACTGGATTTATCAATGTAATGGCTGCAGCTCAAAAATGGATTGATCAAGCTATTTCTGGTAATCTTTATTACAACTATGATAATTATCCCGATCGTCTATTGCCTGATTCAGTTGTAATTAAAGATCTTCTTTATGCCTATTCTATGGGTATTAAGTGTCTCTATTATTCAAATACATCTGATGGTGATAAACAATCTGCTTCAGATGAGAAATGTGCAGGAGGCGCTTGTACGTTATAATGACATAAATATTAATATGGCTTCGGTAAATGAGATGATTGACATCCTTCTTCGTGAGAAGAAGGATGCTTGCTATTATAAGGTAAAGAGCAGATATAAAGTATGGCCTTCGGCATATGCTTCTGGCGCTTTAGTAAAATGCAGGAAGAAGGGGGCTAAAAACTGGGGTAAAAAGAAATGAATAAATTTCAAGAATTAGTTGAATTTTTATTAGAAAAATTTGACTTAGAAAAGGAAAGAGGATTAAAAGGTTGGTTCGACCGTAATCATGGGAAGGGTTGGGTTGATTGTAAAACAGGTAAACCATGCGGTCGTCAAGAAGGTGAAAAAAGAAAAGGATACCCAGCATGCAGACCTACTAAGGCTATGTGTACTGGTTCAAAAAGAAAAAAGAAGAGCAGCAAACGAATTAAATGGATATCTAAAAAATAATACTATAATAAAATTATGAGAACTGTTTTGAATATTACTAATGTTGATACGCGTCATGAACCTTTATTTTTAGGTAAAGATCTTTCTCTACAGCGTTATGATCAATTAAAATATCCAAAACTATTTGAATTGGCAGAGAAGATGGAAGAGTTCTTTTGGAGACCAAATGAAGTGTCTCTCTTAAAAGATCGTAATGATTATCATGAATTATCAGATGCTGAGCGATTTGTTTTTGATACAAATCTTAAATGGCAAACCATGACTGATAGTATGTTGTCTAGATCTATCTTTAAAATGGCTGAGTATGTCTCTAACCCAGAATTAGAAGCAGCAATGAATGTATGGGCTTTCTTTGAATCCAATATTCATTCTCGTTCTTATTCACATATTCTCAAGAATGTTTATCCAGACGAATCTAAATTTTGGAATTCTATTCTTGCAGACGAAGAGATTCAAAACAGAGCCAATGCTGCTAAAAAAGATTATGATAAATTATTTGGGGAAAATAGTGATCTTAGAACTCAGATATTTGATGCGCTTCTATCTACGCAAATTACTGAAGGTCTTGCTTTTTATACTTCTTTCGTATGTAGTTTTTTCTTCGGCGCAAGAGGAAAGATGGAGGGAAATGCTAAGATCATTAAGCTCATTGCAAGAGATGAAAACCTTCATGTTGCGGTAAGTCAAAATATTCTTTCTTATCTTCGTGATAATCCTGAAGAAGGGTTTCAATCTATTGTAAGAGAGAATGAACAAAAGGTCTATGATGCTTATGGATTAGCCGTAGATATTGAAAAGAAATGGGCAGACTATCTATTCTCTAATGGAGGACTCTTGGGTCTTAATGCTGATGTATTAAAACAATATGTTGAATGGTTAGCTAATAATCGCTTGACCTCTTTGGGATATAAAAAGATTTTTGACACTAAAAAGAATCCATTAGGATCTTGGTATGATGCATTTATGAATTCAGATAAAGTTCAAGTAGCACCTCAAGAAACAGGTATTACATCCTATAAGATTGGTGCTAGAAATACTGAAGTAGATGTATCTGCTTTTAATGAAATTGAATTATAGGAAACCTCTTATAATGCTTCTATGAAGAATGAAGCTCAAATTGTTAAAGGAACTAATATCAAGAAGGTAGTTGATAATCCAGAATGGCAAAAGCTACGTCTTTGGTTTAAAGGTAAATGGAATACACAAGGCAAAGAGTGTCTTGAAAAGCTTACAAATTATTTCGAAAAGGATCCAGAAGATCCATGGCGTGTGCGCAGAGTTCTTAATTATGTGACATGTTCAGGGTTTAGAACCTCTGCTATTAAAGAATCTGGAGTAGATGCTTTGCGGGAACGGGTAAGAAAAAAGTGGCGTGATCTCCTAGGTGAAGAACACGCCACTCACAAATCTGGTGGTAAATTATAATTAGATTATCTCTTGTCTACGAAGACGTACTTCATTAGGTGTCCAAAGAGATACGAAAGCTGCTGTTAAGGTTTGTACACCGCCAGCAGCTGCAGTATTTAAAACAAATGGAATAGCAGTACGGTCTGAACAATATGCATAAAGTGTTTGTCCGTTATATGCACTGCCTGCAGATAATTCTAATGCTCCTGTACCCAATTTAACAACAGAGGATGCTGATTGTGTATTGGTAATAAGATTATAAGCTACTCCAACAATAGTCTTACCACTAATAGTAGCTACTTGTGAACCTAACTTAAGATTATTAGAACCTTTGTATACTGAACTTTCTGGTCTAGTTGATACGAATACGATTGAATCGGTTTGTGTTGCCATGTGATTATTTATCCTTTAGCGAAAAAAAGATCCGGCTCTTTCGAACCGGATCTTAAAGGTTTTAGCTTTACAATACTTCTTAGAAGTATACGCTGTTTGCGCCAGGTGTAAATGCTTCTCCCAAATTCTTGACAAGAATAATGTGGTAATAGAGATTAGCACCGAAGATGTTGTCAACAACGCCATAGCGTGTGAGCAATCCAACGCGAGGTGCAAAATCGTTAGGACCAATTGTTCTCTGAACCATAACTGGGATGTATGGGCAATAGATAATACCGGTGTCGTAGAATTCTGGTCCCTTGTATCCAAGGAGAGCATATTCAACACCAGCACGAGGATTGCCATATCCTTGATCACCATATTGTGAAGTATTTTGTACTTCTGTACGGGTATCACGATATACATTGAAACGGCCACCGAGATTACCAACTTTGGCAACTCCGACTGGTTGTGTATTTACAGAACCTTGAACTGGTGCCCACTGGAATTCAGGAAGCATTTCAAGGATTGCACATACGCGAGGTGTAGCTACAACGAAGTTAGCAGCACCACGACGGTTACGAACAGCAATACGATTTGCTTCAACGATTAAGCGTTGATAGAAATCACGATTGCGCTCAACTAACCAACGACCATCAGCAGAAATTGGGCTCCAGATAGAATATCCAGCTCCTGGTCCGCCATTGAGTGCGGTTTGGATCATACGGATGATCATTTCACGATCGATTTCTGCTTGGATCTCATATGCCATAGCATTTGTGATCTCAGCGTCGATATCGATGCCGTTCATGTTCTTAAGATCTTGTTCAAGTTCAACAGACCAACGTGCACCTAGGCGGCGTGTTCCTGCTTCTACTGCTGTCTTCTCGAAGGAGACTTCAACGGTAGGAATGGATGAATTGATTTCGAAATTCTTGAGAATTTCAGCAACTCCTTGATCTTGTGCTGCGAATGTCCATCCTGCAGCGGCGTTTCCGCTTAATGCGCTAGAAGATGCACCAGTATAACGCGTATCAAGGTGTTGATAACCAATTTCATTTGCATTTGGTGTTCCTGTGCCATAGCTAACATCAGCATAAGGATGCTTTCTGTCATTGCCATAAACTGGATTGCCATCTGCTCCACCTGCTCCGAGTGCTGTATTTGCATACTTATAACGGAGTGCGAAAGCAAGTCCGACTGGACCACTCATTGGTTGAACCCCAACAATCTCATTAGAAATGAGTTCAGGGAATGTACGACGAATCATTGGGATGAGAATCTTAGGAAGACGTGCATCACCAGCTGCGTAACTATCGGTATTACCGAATTTTCCGCCTGTGTCACCTGCGTTAACAGGAGTACTGCCGTATCCAAACAAACTGTTTGGACCACCAGCTTGCATGCCTGCTTCATTTAAGCACCATGTTTCTTGGTTCTCAAGAAGCATTGCTGTGTTTAAACGGGTGTGACTGTCTTCGAGAGGAGCGACTGTCTTGGAAGAATAATTGAGCACTGGTGCCCATTTCTCAAGAAGTGCTTCTGCACGACTCTTATCGATATATGCTTGTGTAGGTTTGATTTGCATAAAGATTGTCTTTTCCTTTCTTATTTTTTATTCGACCTCAAGGACTTTCGTCCAGGATGCTCAAGTAATTTGTTACTTCGACTAAATTAGTACTTCCCGAGCTCACTTAAGTAAGCTGGGAGGAAAGGGGTTGAAATTGCGGTTGTGGATTCTTCAAGTACTTCTTCTTCTTCTGAAGCAGGTACTGAAACCGACTCCCTGATTACTGCACTTTCTAATGCCTCTTCACGAAGAGCTTCTACTCTTTCTTCTTCCTTTTGATCAAAAAGTGAAATGGTGTAATCAAAGTTTTCTGTAATAAATTGTTCATTCTTTCCTTGCAGAACACGCTTTACATAAGAACGTTTTTCTGGTGTTACTGCTGAAAGTTTTTGTTCTAGAACTAATTGAGCTCTCACTTCTTCTAATTCTGAAGATAGTGTAGATACTTGTTCTGAAAGTTGGTGATTAACTGTATTTGATTCAGCAATGGTCTTAGCGCCATCAAATACTGCTTCTTGGATGGACTCAGCCATAAGAGCAGAATCAACAGCTAATGTTCTACGAAGATTTTCTAAAACGATACGAGCCTTTTTATCTTTAACAGCCTCGTTTAATTCTTTAGTAGGCAATGCCTTTTCGAGATAAACATCAAGATACTTGGAAAGATTATCAACTAATCCATCCTTGAATGATCCTGCTTGTTCTGTTAATGCTTGACTATAACGCTTAATAACAGCTTGTAATTTCTTGGTGTTACTTAAATCAATAGCTTCGGCAACTCTCTTAAGCTTGTTGGTGTGGTCTGTGTCTTGAACTTCTAGAAGATGTTCAAGCTTCTTAGTATATTCGGCATCTTGTTCTGTTAATGCTTTTTCTACGTGAATAGAAACCTTTTCATTAACAGCGGCTTCGAATGATTCTTTAATTAATTTAAGCGATTCCTCAGAAAGGAGGTCTTTGGTCGCTTCTTTTAAAAGTGTTGTAATATCCTTAGGCATATCGTTTAAAAAATATTTTGAGTTGCAATTGCTTTTCTAATACGTGACTTCATTTTTTCAGTCACGACTAATTTCAAGTATTTATCAGCTTCGGCATAATTTTTTTCACTTATGCAACGGATAATTTTTTTAATAGCTTGTTTTTGGCTCATGAGGATATTTATGGTTATTTAATTTTATTGATAAACTCTAACACCATTTTTCTTAGGAAAGAATCTACTTCGTGTTTAGGTAACGAAGAAATGCCTCTTTCGAATCGATCATAATCTTCTTCAAACTTACCATCTTCTGATAGGACCCATTGTTTAGATTCAAGAATACCATTTACGAAAGCTTTTGGAAAAGAAGGATCCGCTACGCAATCTACTGCAACAAGCCTCATATCCTTTACTACATTCTTACCGCCGCTTTCTACTAATTGACCCAAAGCCCTTGAAGACATACCAACACGAACTCCGTCATTAATAAGAGACTTCACAATCAATCCGCAAGGTGTATTCAATACTTTACTCTTTCCATAAAACACATGACCATCTTGTTTTAATTCAGTTACTAAATGACATGCTCTTTCTAAATCAACATCTGCATTGGTCGGATGATTTAATTCACCCATAGCACGTGCTGTTGAAATCATTTCTGTACGATAACGTTCAACCTCTCTTTGCATCTCATTAATGGGATATAGACGATTATTGCGATTAACGCCTTCAGCCATCATATATGGCCCACGAATAAAAAGAGTAGCTGGTGTATTTCTATCTTTTTCTTCTAGAATATATTCAAACTGTTCTTCGGGTGCGGGTTTTTCGACAATTAGTCTAAGAGGCATAACGATATTTATACCTTTTTGGAAATATTTTCTTTATTTAGAAAAAAGTTCTTTTTCTGTTAATATGATAAATTCAAACCCTTTATGTTTTGCGAATAATTTTGCGGCTTCCCATTTTGCCATATTAACAGCATATTGTGCATTCTCATAAAGAATAGTTTGCTTCTTTTTTCTATTGGAATGTACAGGTTTTTGTGTCTGCGAAGAAGGTTTTATTTCAACCAAATACTTTTTGATAGCTTCGCCTTCTTTTAAGACTAGAAAGTTATCCACATAGTAACGATGCACTTTATTGTCTATAGGACTTTTATAAGGCACGATAATATTCTCAGATCCCCATTCTAATACATTTGGATTATTATCAGCCCATCTCATGAACTGCAATTCAAATGAAGAACGATAGATAGCTATTTTACCAATAAATTTTTCTTTATACTTAGGAGTATATATGCCTTGTTTGAATCTAGGATCTCTTGATAAAGATGGCATAACTTATTGTTAATCATTAGCCTACCAAAAATACAGTAGGATCGGCGTCACCATATCCAGCAGATGCTGTGAATAATTGTTGTTCTAATTCTTTCATTTCAGCTAATCCTTGATCTAATAGATTAGCATTGAATATTTGACCGCCAAACATAGTTACTGGAATCTTACCTCTAATAGTACCTACTAGAACTTTTATTTGTGCCATAGTATATTTATAAACCCATATTTCCTTGATGATATCTCTAATAGGCCTCTCTACATAGCAAGCTAAAACACCCCAGAATCTTGTACTATCATTAGGTTCTGGATACATTCTTAAATACTGAGTTCTTTCATCAAAATCAAAACTTCTTCTCGTGGACAATAGCTTTTCTCTTAATTCAAGCCACTCTTTTAATGTATACCAAGAAATAAGATCAAACCCGTAATTACCCATTGCATAAGAGAAATATGTCTGTTGTGCTAATGTTTGTTCTATGGTGAATAAAGTATTAATGCCCGAAGTAGAACCTTCTTCAAAGTCTGTAACAGAAATAACTCGACGATAATCCATTAGATCATAGTCAAACATTTTATTAATGGGCGTATTAGGTAATGCATCTTTTTCGCCCCTCAGAGAATATTTTTGAATATCAGATTCTTGAAATAATGCAGAAAGTGATGCATTGTGAGTTATAACCAAATCTCTTATTTCTTTATCTAAAATTTGATTAGCTCTCAAATCATCAGAAAAAATAGATGACAATGCTGATGAAGAAGAAAAATATGATCCCGGTATAATAGATAAAGTCACATAAACTGGATCATGATCATTTACATAGGGTGAAGTAGAAGTAGACAATGTAGTATGCTTATCTACTTGTGTATTTGTCAAATTAGTATTTGATAATGTATAGAGATAATCTAGTCTTATGCCTTTTCCTCTTTCATATAAATTAGAATCAAATACTAGATATTCTTTTGTATATCCAGCAAATTTTGTGAACATTTCACAAGAGATAGCTATAGCTTCGAATATTTGGTCTTGATGTGTTTCTACAGAAATCAGTGGTGCACCCAACATGCGTACGATTCTATCTGCCAATCGTGAATAAGAATCTATTCTACTATTTAAATTAGTACTTTGAAAGGCAGTGATTGGCGTAATCGAGCATGACATAATTATATTTATGCTCCTGCTTCCGGCGTTGGTGCAGCTCCTGCTTCAGGTGCTCCTTCTGGCGGCGGTGCTTCAGCTCCTGGTGTTGGTGCCTCTCCGCCTATGGGAGCAGGTCCGCCCACAAACGGTGGCGG